TGTGCTGCTTTCCCTTATGGAGATCATGATGATTTAGTTGACTCCATGACTCAAGCTGTTATGAGATTTAGACAGGGAGGATTAATAACTCACCCTGAAGATTATCAAGAGGAGAAATCTCCTCCTAGAAAATATAGTTACTATTGGTAAATTATGGAAAATTTTATAGGACCAAGACTTGAAAACGAAAATATACAAAAACAAGGTATAGGATCTTTAGGTAGACCATTACAAAACACTGATGATTCTAAAGCATTAAAAGCAGCCTTAGCTGCTTTTTCTTTATTAGATGAAAAAGATCAAGAAGTTACATATAGTTTTTTTGATGGAGTTCTTCAATCTAGTATAATTAATGATAACGAAAGTTTAGCTAAAATAAAAGCATCTGAATTTGCTTCTAAAAAAATTGGATATGAGGGAGATATTCCCGTTAATTTAGACGACAAAACTTTGTTTAAAATTGCATTAGATACAAAAGATAAGTTACCTAATGATATAAGATTAAAAATAGACACAAATGCAAATTTAGTTGGAGATAAGGAATTAGAAAATGTTAATTTAACTGCGGGTAAATTTGGAATTAATTTTGATGGAGAAAATGCAGTAGGTAACTACAATTACAAAAATGGTAAATTAAATGTTTCTCCTACCATCATTAAAACTAAAGATAATGTTGAAACAGACACTAATTTACAATATTTGTTAGATGAAGACACTGTTGATATATTTACAATGCAAGGACCCGTAAAACTTGCAAAAGAATCTTTAACTGTTAATATTAATACGGATAAACTTTATAATCAAGAATCAGGGACAGTTGCTTATGTTAAAAGAAAAGATGATGGAAGTGAAAAAGCAAACATTTTTTTAAACTCTGTTGCAAAAAATAATGAACCTGAAAATGTAGAATTAAGTTTTGATTATATAACAAACAAAAAAATAGGATTTAGTGGATCAACGTACAAAGATTTTAAAGATAGTACAGATCAAAGTAAAATTGGAGTTAACTTACCTATAACAAACTATGCTAATTTAGAAGCTTCTAAAAATATAGGTGATTATAATAACGATAACAATTTAAGATTAAATGTAGGTAAAGATTTTAATTTTAATAATGGAGGTAATTTAAAGGTTGGTGGCTATCTTGATAATGAAGGTAATTATCAAGCGGGACTTAATTATAAACTAGCTTTTGGTGAAAAACCAAAACCTAAAGGTATGAGTTATTCAACAAACAATCCTAAAGAAGCACTTTCATTTATACAAAGAAATACAAAAAACAGAAGTAGCAAATTTAAAAGAGGCGGAAGAGTAAAAATGTCTAACGGAGGGTTAGCTAACCTGTTAAAACTTTAATGAAATTAAATACAAAATTAACCAAAACCACACCACCTAAAAAAGGACCTAACTCACAGGGCTTGAATATTCCTAGTAAAAAGGTTAAGGTCGCAAGATTGGAGAAAATAAATGGCAGATATGGACAAAGCTCTTCCAAACGTTGAGCAAACTATAAATATACCTAGTCAAGAAGAACTAGAGGTACAAATAGAAGAAACACAAAAAGACCCACAAGAACCTGTTGACGTTCAAGAGAACGAAGATGGAAGTGTTGACATAAATTTTGATCCATCAAAAGTTAATATTGAACAAGGACAAGATCATTTTTCTAATTTAGCAGAATTATTACCAGATAATGTTTTATCTCCAATAGGATCAGAACTATCAGAAAATTACCAAGATTATAAATCTTCAAGAAAAGATTGGGAAAGAGCTTACACATCAGGATTAGATTTATTAGGATTTAAATACGAAAGTAAAACAGAACCATTCAAAGGCGCATCAGGTGCAACACATCCTGTATTAGCTGAAGCTGTCACTCAGTTCCAGTCGCTCGCTTATAAGGAATTGTTACCAGCAGGTGGACCTGTGCGTACACAGATTATAGGTTTATCTACACCAGACAGAGAGCAGCAAGCAGCGAGAGTCAAGGACTTTATGAATTACACTATCATGGACAAGATGACAGAGTATGAAGCTGAGTTTGATCAAATGTTATTTTATTTACCACTATCAGGATCTGCATTTAAAAAAGTTTATTACGATGAAGTAATGGGTAGAGCAGTTTCTAAATTTGTACCAGCAGATGATTTAGTTGTACCTTACACAGCTACATCTTTAGATGATGCAGAATCAATTATTCATATGGTTAAGATGTCAGAAAATGAATTACGAAAACAACAAGTTGGAGGTTTCTATAGAGACATAGAATTAGATCCATCTTATAATAGTGAATCAGAATCACAGAAAAAAGAGAGAGAGTTAGACGGAACAAAAAAAGGTAGAGATGAAAAAGTATTTACCTTGCTTGAGTGTCACGTGAACTTAGACCTCGATGGCTTTAATGATGTTGACGCAGAAGGTCAACCAACAGGAATTAAATTACCATACATTGTTACAATAGAAGAAGGATCAAGAGAAATTTTATCTATTAGAAGAAACTATGAAATAGGAGATCCTTTAAAATCTAAAATTAGTTACTTCGTACACTTTAAATTTTTACCAGGACTTGGCTTTTACGGTTTTGGATTAATTCACATGATTGGTGGATTATCTAGAACTGCAACATCAGCTTTAAGATCATTGTTAGATGCAGGAACGTTATCAAACTTACCTGCTGGATTTAAAATGCGTGGTATAAAAATGAGAGACGAGAATCAAAGTATTCAACCGGGTGAGTTTAGAGATGTAGATGCTCCTGGTGGAAACTTACGAGATGCTTTTATGACTCTTCCTTTTAAAGAACCATCGCAAACATTATTATCGCTTATGGGTGTCGTGGTACAAGCAGGTCAAAGATTCGCTTCAATAGCAGATCTGCAGGTGGGAGACGGGAATCAGCAAGCTGCAGTGGGCACGACAGTTGCTATGCTTGAAAGAGGAAGTAGAACAATGTCAGCCATACATAAGAGATTGTATGCTTCTATGAAAAAAGAATTTAATTTATTAGCAAGAGTTTTCAAATTATATCTACCTCCAATCTATCCATACGATGTTGTCGGAGGACAGAGGCAAATCAAACAATTAGACTTTGACGACAGAGTAGATATATTGCCGATTGCTGATCCAAATATATTTTCTCAGACTCAGAGAATCTCCCTCGCCCAAACGGAGATGCAATTGGCTGCCTCGAATCCAGAAATTCATAATCAGTACGCAGTGTATAGAAATATGTACGAAGCATTAGGTGTTAAAGACATAGATTTAATTTTAAAGAAACCACAAGCACCAATACCAAAAGATCCTGCGTTAGAACATATCGATGCATTAGGTGCTAAACCTTTTCAAGCGTTTCCAGGTCAAGATCATCAATCACACATCACAGCTCACTTATCTTTTATGCAAACTAACATGGTTAGAAACGCACCTATGGTCGGATCTGCAATACAAAAAAATATTTTAGAACATATTAGTCTAATGGCACAAGAACAAATAGAATTAGAGTTTAGACAAGAGTTACCACAACTAGCACAGATGATGCAGATGGGACAACAGAACCCACAAATGCAACAACAAGCTATGTCTATGCAACAACGTATAGAAGCAAGAAAAGCAGAACTGATTTCTGAGATGATGGAAGAATTTATGAAGGAAGAAAAGAAAATTACTTCACAATTTGACAATGATCCTATTGCAAAACTAAGAGCTAGAGAATTAGATCTTCAAGCACAAGAAAATACAAGAAAAAAACAAGAAGGTGAGCAAAGAATGAACCTAGATCGTATGAAAGCAATGATGAATCAAAAAAATCAAGAAGAAAAACTTGAACAGAATGAAGAATTAGCAAATTTACGTTCTGATACATCAATTGAAAAAACAATTTTATCAAATGAACTAAAAAAGGACAATTAATGATAGATAAAAAAGAAAAAAACACTTTAAAGAAGCATAAAAAACATCATACAACAAAACATATGGCATCAATGAAAAAAGATATGAAAAAAGGTGTTAGTTTTAATAAATCGCATAATAAAGCTATGCGAAAGGTTGGAAAATAATGGCTTGGTTTGGTTTAGCAAAATTAGCACTATCTGCTGGAAGTAAAATTTACGCAAATAGACAAAAAACTAAGATGGCTATGTCTGATGCACAACTAATGCATGCATCAAAAATGGCCAGTGGTGAGGAAGCTTACCAAGGCAAATTATTAGAGTCTAGACAATCTGACTGGAAGGACGAGGCGGTTTTAATAATCCTCTCAACGCCTATTGCTATTTTAGCTTGGGCAGTCGTATCGGATGACCCTACAGCAATGGACAAAGTAAAATTATTTTTTGAAATGTTCTCAGAATTACCTAAATGGTTTACAAATTTATGGATACTTGTAGTTGCTAGTATTTATGGTATAAAAGGAACACAGATATTTAAAGGAACAAAAAAATAATAACTAGGGAGGATAAAATATGACAAAAGATTGGTTAAAAGGTACAACAGTTACAAAAGAACAAAAAATTACGAAACATGAAAAAGAAAAAGAGATAGAAGCTACAGATGCGCTTTCTTCTCAAACAGTTGAAATAAAAAATGCTAAAAGAATGTTATCGTCTAAATCAAAAAAAGCAACTTGGTACTAAACTAAAAAAGGAAAACAATGCAAAGAACAATGTATAAATCAGGAAGTTTAAAAAAAGTTCCTGCAGGAAGCAAAGGATTAAAAAAACTACCAACTCCCGTTAGAAATAAAATGGGTTTTATGAGTAAAGGTGGCAGAGTTAAAAAAGCAGCTGGCGGCGGATTGTACGCAAACATAAAAGCTAAACAAGATAGAATTAAAGGTGGCTCAGGAGAAACAATGAGAAAAGTTGGAAGCAAAGGTGCTCCGACAGCAGCTAACTTTAAAGCAGCAGCTAAAACAGCAAAGCCTATTAAAAAAGCGTAATGGCTACAGCAGCATGGCAAAGAAAAGAAGGTAAAAACCCTTCTGGTGGATTAAATAAAAAAGGTGTTGCATCTTACAGAGCAGCAAATCCTGGATCAAAGTTAAAAACAGCAGTAACAACAAAACCTTCTAAACTTAAAGCAGGTTCTAAATCAGCAAACAGACGTAAATCTTTTTGTGCTAGAATGAAAGGCATGAAGTCTAAACTAACCTCTGCTAAAACGGCAAGAGACCCAGATAGTAGAATAAACAAGTCTCTTAGAAAATGGAATTGCAATTGAGAAAATCAATACTTGACGCACTCGAAGCTAGATACGAAGCAGAAGTGGCAGCAGCTCACGCTGTAATAAATATTTATTTAGAAAACTCTGTAGGCATTGGAGAACACCCACAACACTTACAAGAAGTAGATAAACAATTAGAAAAGATAGCTCAAGCAGAAGAAAAACTAGATGCTTTAGAATCTTTCTATGAACCTATAGAGGAACAATAATATGAAAGATGGACTACAGATAGTTGCAGCAATGCAAAAAATAATAAAAGATCGACTACAAGCTGTTGGAGATACAATGATAACAGGTGGGGTTGACAACATGGAAAAATATCAATATATGTTGGGTCAAGCAAGATCTTATAATTATTTATTACAGGAAATCTCTAACCTGCTAAACAACAAGGAGCAAAAAGATGAGCAAGGAAACGTTATCGATATCAAAGGAAATTCCAAAACATAACAATGCTTTGGAAGAAAAATACAAAGATATCAAAGAAAAAGAACCATTAAATCCAGAAACAATTAAAAAACAAGAATCCCAGCTACCCGAACCTAGCGGCTGGAGACTTTTAGTTTTACCCTTTACACCAAAAGAAAAAACTAAAGGCGGAGTTATTTTTACTCAAGAATCTTTAGACAAAATACGTATTTCCACTAACTGTGGTTATGTAATTAAGTTAGGACCATTGGCCTATAACGATAAAGAAAAATATCCAACAGGACCATGGTGCAAAAAAGGCGATTGGGTTATTTTTGCACGTTACGCAGGATCAAGATTACCCATTGAAGGCGGAGAAGTTCGTTTATTAAACGATGACGAAGTTTTAGGAACCATAGAAAATCCTGAATCCGTTCTTTATAACATTTAATCATAAGGAGAAACTATGCCAGAAACAGAAAAAACAGAAGAAACAAAAAACGACATAATGGTAGATATAGATACTTCAGGACCTGAAGTAGATGTAATTTTACCAGAAGAAAAAACAAATGAGGTAGAAAATGAAAAACCTATTAATGAAAATATTAAAAAGGTTGTTGAAACAAAATCGGAACCAGAAGCTCCAATTGAAGAACCCATTAAAGAGGAAACAATTCAAGAAAATAAAGAAACTGAAAATAAACAAGAGTTAGAAGAATATAGCGATGGAGTTAAGAAAAGAATTGCTAAACTAACTAAAAAAATGCGTGAAGCAGAAAGACAAAAAGAAGCTGCTATACAATACGCACAAGGAATTAAAGCAGAAGCTGATAAAACTAAAAATAAACTATCTAGCATGGAACCAAATTATATGAGTGCCATGGAGGGTAGAGTTAAATCTGGTTTACAAGCAGCGGTAGCAAAACTTACAACAGCAAGAGAATCTGGAGATATTCCAGCAGAAGTAGAAGCTCAAAAAGATATTGCTAGATTAGGTTTAGAAGAAGCAAGAGTAGATATGATGAAAAGAAAGGCTGTTACTGAAAGTAAACAAAAACCATTAGTACAACCAACTCTTGATCAAGCTATTGCTCCTAAAATTACTGCAAATGATCCTAAAGCAGAGGAGTGGGCAGAAAAAAACGAATGGTTTGGTAAAGACAGTGCCATGACATATACAGCGTTTGATTTGCATAAAAAATTAACAGAGCAAGAAGGATTAGATCCTACTACCGATGAATATTATGTAGAAATAGATAAAAGAATGCGTATTGACTTTCCCCATAAATTTGGTACAACTGAACCAAAGGTTACGACTAAACCTACACAACAAGTCGCTTCGGCGAAGCGTAGTGTAAACCCTAGTCGCAATACTGTGAGACTCACACCGTCACAGGTTACAATCGCTAAAAAATTAGGTGTGCCATTAGAAGAGTATGCGAAACAATTAAAAATCACGGAAGGAGTATAGGCATATGACAAACGAAACAGAAAAAAGAACTTCACGTGCGGGTCAAACTAGAGTTAAAGAAGAACGAAAAAAAGTTTGGACTCCACCATCATCTTTAGATTCACCCCCTGCACCAGACGGGTACAAACATAGATGGATAAGAGCTGAAACAATGGGATTCGATGATACGAAAAACATGTCAGCTAAACTTAGATCAGGATACGAATTAGTGAGAGCTGACGAATACCCTGAAATAGATTATCCAACTTTGACCGAAGGTAAATACAAGGGAATGATCGGAGTTGGCGGCCTTTTGCTGGCAAGGATATCTGACGAGTTAGTTGAATCAAGAAAAGCGTATTTTGCAAAACAAACACAAGACAAAAATGACGCTATCGACAACGACCTCATGAAGGAACAGCATCCTAGTATGCCGATCAATAGTGATCGACAAACTCGTGTAACCTTCGGTGGTACAAAGAAAAGTTAATTTTTTAACGATTCCTGGGTTAATCCCTACCAACGAAATAACAATTAACCCGTTTATGTGTAAAAGCATAAACATAACAAGGAAAATAATATGGCAAATCAAGACGCAGCTTTTGGGTTTAAACCCTCAAGATCTTTAGTCGGTGGTTCTATTCGTAACAACGTTTACAAAATAGCCGCTAACTATGGCACTTCAATCTTCTCTGGTCAAACAGTAGAAGCACAAGCAGCCGGCGGTATTGAAGCAGCAGCAGCAGGAGACACTCAACAATTAGGTGTTTTCGGTGGCGTGCAATATACCGATCCAACATCAGGAAAACCAACATTTAAGCCTTTCTATGCAGCTAGCACAAACGCAGCTGACTTAGAAGCTATTGTATACGATGATCCTCAATTGATCTTCGAAGTACAACATGATGGTACTGGAACAGCAGCGATGAACTTTTCAGCATTTGATTTTACAGGAGTAGCAGGAAGCACTATCTCTGGACAATCAACTCAAGAATTAGATACATCGACTAGTGGTACGGGAGGTGGTTTTAAACAACTATCAATCGTAACAGATCCATCGAATGATGATACAAGTTCAGCAAATGCAAATGCATTCGTAGCATTTAATACTGGTGAACATGTGTTTAAATTAACAACAGCAATATAGCTAGAATAGGAGAATAAAAAAATGGCAATATCAAGAGCACAACTAGCGAGAGAGCTAGAGCCAGGTTTGAATGCACTATTCGGCTTGGAATACAAAAACTACGCAAATGAACACACAGAAATTTTCGATACTGAAAACTCTGACAGAGCTTTTGAAGAAGAAGTAATGTTATCAGGTTTCGGTAATGCGGAAGTAAAAGGTGAAGGCACAGCCGTAAATTACGACGATGCTAAAGAAACGTTTGCAGCTAGATACACACACGAAACGCTTGCTTTAGCGTTCTCAATCACAGAAGAAGCGATTGAAGACAATTTGTATGATAGACTTGCGTCTAGATATACAAAAGCATTAGCTAGATCTATGGCTAATACTAAACAAGTAAAAGCGGCAAATGTGTTAAACAATGCGTTTGACAGTGACTTCACTTTTGGAGATGGAGTAGAACTTTGTTCTGCTGTTCACCCAATCGTTGCAGGAACTTTCAAAAACGAACTATCAACGGCAGCTGATCTTAACGAAACATCGTTAGAGCAAGCTCTTATTGATATCGCATCTATGACTGATGAGAGAGGCTTGAAAATAGCAGCAAGAGGAATGAAATTAATTATTCCTTCTGATCTGCAATTTACAGCTGAAAGATTGATGAAATCTACTCAAAGAGTCGGAACAGCAGATAATGACATTAACGCAGTAGTTTCTATGGGAATGATTCCACAGGGCTATGCAGTTAATCATTACCTAACTGACACAGATGCGTTTTTCATTAAAACAGATGTACCTAACGGTTTAAAACACTTTGTTAGATCACCTGTTAAAACTACAATGGAAGGCGATTTTGAATCTGGAAACGTAAGATACAAAGCTAGAGAGAGATACTCATTTGGAGCATCTGACCCTAGAGGTATCTTCGGATCACCAGGCGCAGCGTAATCATTAATTTTATGTGGCGGTCTAAAAACCGCCACATTTAAAACATACAGAAATAAAACTCATGAAAAAATTCTTAATTAAAATTACTGCCTACGGTTACATAACCGATTTTACAATTATGGCAGAAGACAATTCTAATAGTATCGAAAATGCAATCCTTGACAAACTAGGAAAAAATGATATTAATT